TAATCCGCCTCCGCCGCCATGTACTTCTCCTTGGTGGCAGCGCACGGAAAGTCTACCAAGTCTACGCGATTGGTAACCTTGTATGGCAGCTTGTCATCGGGCGGCTTGACCATGTGGATGCCCAAGTAATCATTGTACTTGCGCATTGCAATAGGATCCGCCTGACTTGGATCGCCGCCGAAGCGGCCAAGAAACGTAGCCATGTTCTCATCGGTTGCCAATTCGGCAGCGATGTTGAACAACATCGTGTCATTCAGACACACGGCCGGCGTGGCTGATGTGAAAATGTAGAAGCATTTCTTGGCAGCTACGCTAGCCATGATGCCGCGCGCACGCTTGGTGCATTTGGCACTGCGCTTCTTGAGCATGTGGCATTCGTCGAACACCACGAGATTAAGTGGCTCAACGAGTGCCGACACAGGGAATGTGAATGCATTCCCGAACATCTCTACTGAGTTAAGCAGTAGCTCGCCAGTCTTCGGATCACGCTTCCACTTGGACGCGTGCTTCTTGGCGGAGAGTGCGTTGTAATGGTACACGCCAACCTCTGCGTCCATCTTATCTTGCGCGTCGCCTGTGCAGTATAGGTCGAAGAAGTTTTCAATCTTATGCCGCGTCGACCAGACGGCAGGCTTCTTGGTAAAGATGCACGCCTTGGGCAAGAGGAAGTTATCCCCGTCGACCGTGCCGCGCCGCTTGAGCCACTCGATGAACGCGCCGAAGACCACAGTCTTGCCGCGGCCCGTGCCCATTGCCACCAGCACGGCCCGCTTGCCGGCCTCGTACGCTGCGATGATTTGGTCCAGCGCTTTCTTCTGTTGCGGGCGCAGTTGAACTTTAGCGAAGGCGACATTGTTCTTCACCACAGTTTCGAGAACTGCGGCCGCCTCGATGGCCTTGCTGTCGAACAGTGCAGTGCTGCGCGCGACGGCGCTCGACACGAACCAGTCGAGGCACATCTCCCAGTTCTCACGCTCCCACGGTAGGGAGGTGAGTCCCGGTGAGATTTCGTAGTTGAGTTGGGCACTAAGTCCAGCCCAATCCTTAACCTTTCCCAGAGCAATGCGCCCCTTGGCGCTAGTGCACTGAGCTAGTGCGGTTGCACGGGTGCTATTTGCAATCCGTGTCTTCTCCATTTCTTGTAGGCCCAGTGCCTTCTTGGTTAACGTGATAGGCATGTCAGTCCTTCATCAGTTGTTCGAAGAGGTATGCCTTGTCGGCCGGATCAACTGTCGCGAACATGTTGACGCGCATAGCCCTGCATTCCTCCTCCAACACTTTGCAGGCTTGGCCTGCATACGAGACTTTCAAGGTCAGCGACATGCGATTCTTGCTCAACTCTGTGCGATACTTCTCTACCATGGTTTCGTGCTCAGCACACAGAGAGTTGAACTGTTCCACAAACTTAGCACACTTAGCTCCCTCTGCTTCAAGCTTGGCGCAAGACTTCGAGTATGCTGCCAACATCTTCTTTGTTTTCTTATTCATTTGATTTATCTTTGTTTGTTTTTCTGTAAGGTGCTGCGACCCATACTTGCCGCAGAAGGTCTTCATCCAGCATGTCGATTAGCACGTCGAAGAGACGCGTCAGATCATAGTTGGCTTTCGAGGCCAGCTTTAGCATGGAGTCGCGCGTCCATGAGATCTTGTAACCGGGCGCCAGAGTGCAGAACTCCGAGGCAACGCGAGCCAACCAGTCTGCGCAAACCTTGCGATAGGCTAGCTCTTCCTGCGTGTGCTCGCGTAATGCATTAGATGCCGCGCGATCTGCGCCCAACCTAGTGCGCAACATGAACGCGCGGTGCCGTGAGCGCTTCCAGTCCGGCGCGCGCCAGAGAATATAAAACTTATTCTCCGGCCCCGCAACCTGCACGTACAGGATGTCGGCATTTGGATCCGCATCTTTGACTGCCAGCGCGAGTGCCGCTGAGATTACACGGCACTCGCTGCTGTGAAAGTCCGTGATGTGGCGCACTGCCCATGCGCGCGGCGCGTCCAGCGACATGTCGTCGGTGAAGAATAACAGGTCGCCTAATTCATGGGGTGTTAAGGAGATCATATCTGTAATGGTCGTTACAGTTTAAACGGTTTTGTCATAGGCAAAGTTAAGCCCGCTGCCTTGCGAGCAACGGGCTCCGTTTGACTACGCCTTACGCCTTACGATTGGACTGCTTCGGCAGTCGCGTCGGCGACGGCCTCGACTGGCGCGCGCTTGGCCTTCGCACTGCGAGTCTTGGCCGCCTTCTGGAGGGTCTCCTCCCGAGCCGCGATGGCCCACTTCACGGCCTTCAGCTGGCCTCGGAGGGTAACCATGTACTCCACGAGCGCGTCTTCCTCGCGGATGTGGCGACCGACTGCGGCCGAAACCTCGTCCCAATCGATCGTCGCGCCGGCGAGGATCTGGAGTCGGAACTCCAGCATCGGGATGATCTGATTGTTGAGGTCGTTGTGCGCAGCGCGCAGATCCTCGATGCTGGTGCCAGCCTTGCGGGTGGTGCGCGGCGAGGACAGGTCCTTCGCCATCGCCTCTTCGGACCACTGGGTCTCGCCAATGTTGACGGGGTCGGGCACGTAGGCCCGGTCGCTGGCCGTGGCGAGCCACGGACCGAAGATCCGCTCCGTCAAAACGAGACGGTCAGAATCGTTTTCGCAAGCAGCGATCGCCGCCACCACGAGCGCGAGGACCGAGTCGACCGTTGGAATGGACGCACGGAACAGGGTCTTCGCCGCGGCCGCCTTCGTCACGCCGCCCGACACCGTCGTGTGCTCTGGCGTGTGATACTCCAGCATGGGGAGTCGCGCCGTGCCGATGGCGACGAACAACGGCTGACCGTTGTCGTCGAGGACGGGGCTGACCGTCGTCTGAACCTTGTCTTTAACTTTGTTACTCATTGAGTTATCTTTTAGTGTTTGTCGGGAATACAACGTCGTGTTGTCTAACCCCTTCAAGCTTGAACACACGCTGAGCTATGTGCGTGCCAAGCCTGTATGGGAGCAGACTACTCTATCAGTTACCACCAGACAATTGCCCGAGACATTCGGGTGTCAACTCACTTTCATCCAGTATAATGTCGTCTCGCTCGCGCATTAGTGTACTGACACGATCGAACTCCGGGCCGGTGGTGCGGCCAGTCGTTGCGGCAATGCGCAGTGCCGAGTGCATTGCACCCAGTGCGGCGGCCTGCGCTGCACCTACGCGTGGACTCATTTGGAGCTTCTCCTATAGTTGACACCGCGCGAGCGGCGCGGGCCATCGGTTGTGAGTGGTCGGCCGGCGGCGGCGCGCCGTGCGGCCCACGAGCGCATGGCCTTGGCGACCATTTGGTGTGCATCCGTGCGGACTTTGGGCTCCTCGCCCAGCTTTGGGTTTAGATATTTCATCTCATTTACTTTCTTTCAAAGCGAACAATCCGAGCACCATAGTATTCAGTGCGAACTCCTGTGACACCTTATCCAAGAGCTCATCCCTGAATATTGCGACCATAGCGATCAAGTGCATGCTGTGGACCGTGATACCGGTTCTTGAAACCGTCTGGGCCTGCTTCAAAATGAAGCAGGATCCGCTCACGGCGTAACGTAGAGCCAGGGTTTCGTTATAGTTACCATCGAAAAGTCTTTGGCTGGCGTAATTCCTGATTAGCCCAGCCAGTATGACTAACACATATTCTTTTGTCATTCGAATCTTCCTTTCCAGTTAGCATAGACTGCATCAAAGAATTCCGGTGACACAGAGCGCATGAACACCCCATTAAAGACTACGATCATAGCGAGCATATGATCGTCGCGGACTGAGAAGGCAATGTTCGGATCATTCTTAGTCTGTTCAATAATGTAGGCAGATCCGAGGATGGCTCGATTCCACGTCTCGTCACGAGTAATCTCCTCGGACGGGTTATTGGCTGCGTGATTGATGATCATTGAAGCCAGTTTGACCAACACATGTTCTTCTGTCATGTTTCCTTTCGGGTAAGTTCCATTGATAAGTGCTACTTGATAAGTTCCATGCGGCGCGAGCGCGACAGCGCGAAGCAAGCCGCACCACGACTCACGCACGCAGCCCAGACTACACGAACTTTACTTTCCAGTTGTCGCGCGAAGCGCGTCCCAAGTCTACAAGCCTAGCTCATTTGAGGATAAATTCCCTGATTAGATAAACCGCACCGCCTACACAAGCGAGAACGGTGAGCGCACTGATACACCATCCCATAAACACAGTGATCAAAGTGATGATCCACATAGGATCCTTGTCAAAGTTTTTCATATCAGGGTACAGCGAAGAACATAAGGACGGAGAGGAACAAAAGGATCACTCCAATACATTCTAATGCAATGTTAGTGTTGTTGTCGTTGTTGTCGTTGTTGTTCATATCAGAATACGTTGTCGATTACCCACGCGATCTCATCAAAGGTTGCACCTGCGTCGTTGAGTGACGCCAGACTTGTGCAATGCGACACAAACTCAGAGCCTTCTACTGTTAGGTAAACCGTCACCGCCAGTACACCAGGGTAATTCAAGATTTCATGCAGAGGGTTGTCCGTTGCCAACGACCCACCGCGGAGCGCGACATTTCCGTCAATCCACCCCTGCTTGGTCAGCACTAGCCTCCCTTGCAACTCGGATAACACTCCGAGGCAACAGTAGTATTTGTCCAATCGCAGTGACTTCATGCCTTGCTCGTAGGTGCCACTCCTCAAAGCGGCGACCCACTTGACTTTAATCCACTCCGGCAGCTTTGCCCGTCCGTCTGGGATTAAGTCTTGGATATCCACATTTTTGTACTTCATGTTGTTTTGTCGTTGTTGTCCGTGTTAAAATACGTTGTCGATCACCCATGCGATTTCGTCGAACGTCGCACCGCTGTCGTTGAGTTGTACGAGACTACTACAAACCATAACAAGATCTCCTACCGTCAGGTGAACCTCCACTGCGAGCTTGCCAGAGTTATACAAGACTTCATGCAGAGGGTTGTTGGACGAGAGCGCCGAGTGGATACTCGATGCTAAATCGCACCACCTGTATTCCAAGAATGTCAATCTGCTCTGCAACTTGGACAGCACTCCGAGACAACAGTATCGCACGCCGTCTGACAATTTGCAGTGGAGCTGCTCGTAGTCTCCCGACCGCAAAGCGGCGACCCACTCGGTCTTGATTTCCTCCGGCAGCCTAGGTCTGTCGGGAGGGAGTTCGTCGAAGATCTGTACGTTTTTGTATTTCATGTGTTACTTTCTTGCGTTGGTCCAGAAGCGGGTATTCTCTTTTGGTGAAAGTTGCGCTGCTGCATAATGCATATTAGCAACCTGCGCACGCAGATTATCCACATCCTTGACCGCGAGCGCAAGCGCGTCGTAAATCTGCCCAGCAGGTTGTGAAGCGTGGGCAGTATACGCGTTATGCGCGGCACTCAGTGCCCTCACTTGGGCGTCGGCCCGGATCACCTTGAGCTTGGCCCGCCAATCGGCGTTCCAAATCAAGCGCTCGACGATGTGTTCTTTTGGAGGGCATTCACGCCCTGCCAGCGCCGTGGCGACATCCATTCCTGCGAAGTCGCCGTCATTCTCAATACCGGTCAATGGTTCACGCGCCACCCAATAGGCGCGATCCGCGTTGTTGTTTACGTTACTCATGTTGTTTTGTCGTTGTTGTTGTCGTTATAATTGCTTTCGCCATTCTCATCACAAGTTGTGAGCCCGGCAATTTGTTCCTGAAGATTGATCTCGATCGCGTGACCGGCGACGTGTGCGATGTTGTCCTTCTTTATCAGTTCCTCAGCCATGGTTAACATTTCACAGAGGCGCAGGTATTCCGACAGCAGGCTGTCGGCATAAGTTTTGAGCTCGGCAATTCGCTTCTGCAAATCGTCTCTCATCCGATAGGACTTGGCGAGCGCGGTGTTGGCTGCTCGCGACTTTTCGCGAGCGTTGACCAAGAGGGCGTAGACGCGCAGGTATTCTAAGCGTTCTTTTTGTTCAATCATACTTCCCCTCCCCATTGGAACAGTGCGTGTACCATTAGCGCCCTAATCTTTGCCAGTTTTTCCGGTTCAAGCCCGTCGATAATGCCAATGACCTGCTTGACTACTTGCACCCGTTCAACCATGCGCTCCTCGGGCAGCACCCTGCGAAGGGCTTTCGATGGGTCTGAGGGTAGATCGATCCATTGAAGACACCCTTGCTGTCCGTATTCGGTAAGCCAGATGTGACCTCCGAACTTCGGCTCCTCAACTGACCATTGCACGCCTCCATTGTGCCAGACAGAGATCCATTCAGCGTGCACCGGCACGTTTCTAAACGGTTGCTGCCACCTTTCAATGGTGCTCACGGGGCCTCCTTGACATAGCCGATTCGCTCTTCTGGCATCACTGCACGAATGGCGGTTGTCCAATCTGCTGGTGCCCACGTACACTCAATGAATCCGAACTTGTTCAAGCACTCTGGCCACACAAACACCCACCAATTTTCGCCACGAGGAGGCCGAACGCCATACCAGTAGCACATGCCATCACGATCCACAGCGATCCATTCGGCTTCCGGTGGCAGGTCCTTAAATGGTAATTCCCAGCGTTCTTTTTGATCACTAATCTTTGCCATATCCTTCTCCTGTCTCCTCTGGGAAAAAGAAATCAATCTTCTTCCCTCTGTATGTTGCCTTGTAACACCAGCCGAACCCGCTTGTTTGGTTTACGCCAATTGCTGACAACGCCGCCCATAGACCTTCCAGGTCAATTTGACCCCATTGCCTGATCCTGTAGAATAGCAGGTCGCAATCTTTCCGCGGACCAACCTTGTACAGTAGACCACCGGTCAACGCTACGTGGCAGCCGTACGTTGGGCAGACTCGTTCGATTTCGATGCAAAGTTGCACCGCCTCTACTTGCGTCCATTGTTCACTCATGTTTTTCCTTTCTTTTCAGTGGGTTTTCGAACTCTGCGATTGCAGAGGCGTACCAATCGAACTTCGCAGCTGTACTGCGGTGGTCCCTACGAACCAAAGCCTCGAAGGCCTTTAAGCTCAGAAGAGGTGCTTTGGCCGCAATCGATTTAACTGCCGCGTCCCACGACAGCGCGGGCCAGTCCTGTCTAGCAGCCCAGTCCTTCCGCCATGCGATGAAGACTGTGTCCTCGTTGTGCACGATTATGTGTCGCAAATACGAGGTTACTCCATTAAGTTCGTAGCATTTGTTCACATACGCCTGACATACACTGTGTATGGGTAAGCCCTCGAACATGTGTGGCCATCCATCAGGAGTGACCAGCATTGCGCTTTCCGCGCGGAGACCTTGATACTGGTCCCAGATTGTTGTCTTTGATGCCATTTGATTCCTTACCCTATTAAGAGAGACGCGAATCGTCCCTTGATCATGTGACGTGCGCTCTCCAGCGCGTCGTCGTCAGAGATCGCCCAATCGCCAGACTCGAACTCGTTTTTGAACGCGTTCACAATGTGGGAAACGAACTCCTCCTTTGAGGGCCGTTTCCCAGCGATCGTCTTGTAAAAAAACCACTCTTCGATGCCATTCCGGGCATCGAAGCTAAGTCCATAAATCATATTTTAATCCTTTCCTATCAACTCACATCATGAGGGCAGAGCGCAACACTTGTTGCGCATTGATTGGGCCAAATTCAGATCGGCAACGTGTCATTACCCCATCCGCTGGCGCGAACATGCGCGCCACTACGACGGACCGGGACAATTCCACGTTGCTTCTCCTTGTACTCGCTCAATTGAGCGATCACTTTGGCCGCGAACCAGAAGGTTTCGCGACCCGCCACTTCACGGACCTGAATAGGTTCGTGCGAGTCCAACTCCACAAGCCAGCCCTCTTCGGCGGCTTCACGCAGGACGGCCTGCCATGGCTCTTCGCCCTGTTCTACCTTGCCGCCCGGCAGACCTTCTCGGCCGTCCGGGCGCGTCGTCATCGCCCACACGTGTTCGTACACGAGCGCGACGACGAAGGCGTTCTGCATTTTAAGCATATTTCTCACCTCCTTTCCAAACAGCTCACATCATGAGCTGTTTACAAAAGAGCCATGCAATAGTGCATGGCCTTGTGGACCCCGAAGGGCCTAATCTTCTGGCAATGAGTCGCCGGCGGCCTTTGCGGCGGCCCGCTCTGCCCTGAGTTCAGGTAGACAAGCCATGGCCATCGTGGCAGATATTTGAATGTACGACTGCTGGATGTCGCCCACACGTGCCGCGTGTCGTGCGGCACAGAGGCATTCATGCATGTCACCGTACCCGCACTGCTTAAGCTCTCCTTCGAGCCTATCCAAGGCCCTGAGCGCGATTGAGCGGATCGTGGCATTCATGGCTGCACCTCCGGCAGTGAATCCTTGGCGGCCTGCTCTGCCCGGAGCGCAGGCAGGTACTCCTGAGCCAACATGGCAGCGGTCCATGCGCCAACCATGGTGATTTCGCCACGGCGCACGGCATCCCGTGCGGCCGCAACGCACGCACCCCGTTCGCTCTGAGGGCTGACGCCCCCAAACGCTTTGAGAATCAACAGCGCCCGGAGCGCAAGCATACGCGCCTCTGCATTCATGGCTGGACCTCCAAGCCGATGCAGCCAGTGGTATTACCGTCAGAGTCCCGGACCTGATGTCCGGGTGAGACCACGTCATTTCTGTGATGGACGGCAAGCCTCAGTTGCGCTGAGGTGATGTACCGAGTGCCCGGCACCGGACTCGGGAGACCTTCGATGATTCCGTACTGGGTACGGAAGAACATGATTTTCCCATCATTCCCGACGCGCTGCGGGATTGCGCTCACCCGCGCAACGGCGCCCGAAGGGGGCAACGTCATCACGGGTTGGAGCGTGTGTCCGCACAAGACCGTAATCTTGTGCGGGGTTAAGTTGACGTAAGTCAACTCATATTCGAATTGTTCCATGATGTTTTATTTAGAGGCTTAGCCTCTTCCGGACTCTCACATCATGAGAGTTCGGAAGAAGCCTCGCCCGAAGGCGAGACCGCAGGTGAAGGGCTACAGGATTTCCCGACCGTAGCTGTCCCGGCACGGTCCGACGATGTCCACCCATTTCCGGGAGAGCAACTCTCGGACTTGGAGCGTGCCCTTGCGCAAGCGGGCACGGGTGCAGCGGACTCGGCCGTCCCAGAACCCATCTACCCTGTGGCGGTTCATCCGCCGGACGTAGTCGAGATTCCACGCCCGGCTCATGCCGTTTGTCATTGTCTCTTTCATGATTTGTTTTGGGGTAGGGTTAGACCGCCAACGTGGCGAGGTAGTCGGCATGGCGTGCGGCTTCCCGCTCGTGCTTCGCCCGGCTGGCTGCCAGCGAGACCTCGTACGCCGCCGCGGCGGCCACTTCCCGTTCCGCCTTGCAGGCCAAGGCGGTTGTCGTGGGGAGACGCCCGCCGCAGGCTTGGTGCGCCGCTTCGAGCAACTCGACGAATCCCAGAAGCTTCCGCACCGCGTGCAGGTTGCCCGCAATGGCCTTGCGGGCCATGCAGATTCTCAGGCCCTGCCAGTCCTCACGGTAGGTGAGGCCCGGCCCCGCGTAGGGATCAGCGCCGGGCTGATCCTGACAGGCTGCGATCTCGTTCGCGAACCTCTGCGAACCAGCATCGCCCATGAAGGCGATGCCGAAGTTTCCGCTAACGGGGGCTGAGAACTCCCCGTCGTGCCACTCCTGACCGAGTTCCCCAGTGGCTGACCTTGCGAGAATGACCCGTCCGGAACCGGTGACCGCCAAGACCACGGAGTCCGTGGCTTGGATGACCCAATCCCGCCCTTGGGCGGCACTGGGGTAGCAGTACACCCAACCGACGTGGCGCGGCATCGCCGCAATCTCCGCTTCGTAAGCGGACTCGTTGTTTTCGATGTTTTCCATGATGTTTTTTTTTGAGGCTGGTTGCCTCTTCCGAAGCCTGAACTTGTCAGGATCCGGAAGAAGCTCCTGCCCGAAGGCAGGGATGTTTACATCGCGACCAATACGGGGCGCGAAGCCGCGCCACGAATCACCCGGAAGTTCCGAGTGGTGACGGTGCCAACGGTGCCCTTTATGGCACCGTTGGTCTGGTATGTCCCCCAGAAGTCTCCGCCGGGAATCACCAAGGTTGCTGCCGGGGTCTGCAAGACTCCGTCTTCGTCGGCATCCCCGACGTAGTGGACTCCGCCTGCGGTGACCACGCCCACCGTCCGCGGGGTGGAGGTCTCGAACGTCCAACCGCCGGGGTTGGCCCCGAACAGCGCCCACCGGGGTGCGGCCCAAGCCTGCCCCATGAGCAGGATGGCCTGAACTATTTCTTTTTCGTTCATTTGTTCCTTTCCTATCTGCCCTCAAACTTGAGAGCAGACTTGAAAGGACGCAAAAAGACCACGCACTCAGTTAAAGTGCGCGGCTTTGATCTGCCAGTTCTTGACTTTGAGAGTCAAGGTGCGTGAGCCTACCGACTTGGAGGCTCGTCGTGAAACAGGCTTCGCGATTTGTACGAAGCCTTTGGACGTCACGCGCTGTTCAACCTTGAACGTAGCGTGACGTCCGATTGACGCGCTTGCCCTAAGTTGGGCAAGCACTTCGGGGCCTGTCATTCGTATCCTTTCCCAAGCACTCAGCATATGGCTAAGTGCTTGAGAAAGAACGCGCTGGGGTAGATTTGTTGCGCTTAAAGGGGAAAGCCAGTCTTGCAAGCCTTGGCTTGCATTTCTGATTTCGTCCGGGATTAGCGAGTGTTCGCTTGGCCCGGATTACTTCGGCTGTTCCTCTTGGCGCGTTGCCCAGAGTTTCTGCTTGCACCTTGTCAGGGTGGATTTCTTAGGCGCGATGAGAACCGGAGACTTTGCGTTATCGCGCCGTGAATGAATTTCCTTCTATGCCCGCCCTTTTGGGCGGGTTAGAATGTTGGATTAGAAACCCCGAATCCAAGACTGAATCCTGATTGCAAGTCCGCTCTCAGGATCCAACTTGATCCGTCCGACCTCTCCGACGGTTTCCTTCGCCACTTTGGCGAAGAGGGTGACCGTTGCTTGGATTGCCATCGGGACCGAATTGTCCCCAAAGGACTTCGCCCCTTTGAGTGACGTTTTCCGTTCGTTGAGTTTGCTCTTGGCACCCGTCGCCATTGTGCCGTTTTCGGCACACCTACTGGCCGACTTGGCCAACTCCGACCGGAGCGCGTCAATCGCCCTGACCAGTTGAACGGCAGTTGCACCGTCTTTCTGTCCAACCAGAAGCGCTGTTTCCACTTGGAACCTTGGAAGCGCAAGGCGCCTCTTAACTTCTTCCGTTGCGGTCTCTTCTGCCGTCGTTTCTTCCGCTTCCGCCGCCGTCGTTTCCGTGTTTTTGCTCATAGTTTTCCTTATTCTATGTCCGCGCTCCCGACATGGGGGCGCTAGGCATAGAAGGAAATTCACTCACTACTTCGGAATGGTTCGGTCAAAGGGTAACTTGCTACGAAAGCAAGTCAGTTCCTTCAACTTCCGATTCCTAGATGTCAAAGATCCGTTGCCGGCCCTAATCGGGGCCAGTAGCAGACGGCACCCCATGGTTGCCACCCGCCGGTCTTGTCCGGGAAGTCCCGGCACTGGTACCTTCTGGTACCATCTCAAAGTCCCGCATGGGGACTCTGAGATGGGGCCAGTCCCCTTGTTTACTCTGCGACCAGCACGGGGCAACTTGCCCCGCCGAATACAACCCGGAAGCGCTGGGTTGTCACGGTCCCTACGACGCCCTTTTGGGCGCCGTTGGTTTGATACCGGCCCCAAAAGTCCCCACCGGGGATAACTAGGGTTGCATGCGGGGTTTGAAGCACCCCGTCTTCGTCCGCCCGGCCGACGAACTTCATTCCGCCGGCGGTGACCACAACCGGCACGGTGCGGGGGACTGAGGTCTCGAACGCCCACCCGTTGGGGTTGGCTGCGTGCAGGGACCAACGGGGCGGATGCCACGTGTTGCCCATCAGAAGGACCGCCTGAACCACTTCTTTCTGTGTCATGAGATTTTGGTTTGTTGGAGGCTGTTTTGTCCGGGGAAGTCCCGGCACTAGGTACTTGGTACCTTCTCAACGCCTCGCTTGTAGGCGCTGAAAAGGGGCCACGCCCCTTTGTTTACAGTTCGCTGATTGCCTTCCGAAGCGTGTCAATCACGTCTTCCAGCCGATTAGCCTCTTCGGCCGTCACGTGCCATGTCGCCTTTTCTAGCAGGGCGACCGTTTCGTTCAAGAGGCGATTCGCCTCTGCCGTATCTTCTAACTCTAAAAGTAGTTTTGCACTCATGTTTCGTTTTCCTTTCACCGTCCGTCACCGGTCCATACCTTAGCAGACCCTGCCAAGGGACGCAACTCTTTTCTTGAACTATTTTCAGAAGGCACCCTTTAGGGCATCCCAAGCCGTTGAATGCCAAAGGGTTTAAGAGGAAAAGATTTTTCCCTTGGTTTGCCGTTGGAGTGGATTGCATGGGGTATAGGTTCAAGTTTGGATATGAGTTGAATTATATAGGTAAAAAAAGGCTTATAAGTTAAATATTAAAAGACATATATTAGTATACAAATATGCCTATATATAATATATCTTATCTATATAAACATACCTATATAAATATAACATACCTATACTTATATATAACACACTTATACCTATATATAAGCACAAACCTATATAACCTAATTCGTTAAGTTCCTATTGAACGTTCAATTTATTTTTATTCCGTTCTTTCAGTCATTTCTGTAAGAAGAGAAATAGTTTCAATCCTTTCGGTCATTTCTGTCCTTCCTGTCCTTTCTGTCAGGAGAGAACAATGGTGGCGATGGGGATGATGGGTAGGTTTGGCGAGAGTGTGATGGAGCCCCAGAAGCGAAGTGCGAAATACAACTAGACACTCTCTTAAATTTTTTGAATTTTAGAAACTCTAAACCATCCGAAGGCACACTCTCTGCAACCAACGAATCATGTCATCAGGCTACGATCAAGTTCTGGCACTATCTCGGAGCGACCCTTCCCTTACGGCGGAGGACATTGCGGCGGGTTTGGACTTATCAGTTCAATCTGTGCGCGTGATGCTGGGCGTGCCGGGCGTTGAAGACTTGCCGGCCATTCTTCTCGAAATGAAGCACATCGCTTTTGGGAAAGAGAATGCGGTCAAAACGCGCATGAGTGCGCTTACGTGGTTGGTGGACGAAGTAAAAGGTCGCAATGATGCGCGGGCGCGGACGCGCGAAATCAATGCGCTGGCGTCTTTGCATTTGATTGCGGCGCTGGAATGTGCGCAAAATGCGGTGCCCAAAATCATTCGCCAAAAGCTTGCACTGAATGTAACTCCTTCGACCGATGCCTAAACTTACTGAAGAGCAGCTCAATGCTTTGCGAGTGCGCGCGGCGCTGGAATCTACCCACGCTTCGGCGGCGATCGATCCGGCGTTCGATGGCGTGGACACTGGCTTTGGCGCCGAGTTTCCCAAATCTGTACCCGCTTCTCCAGGGCTTAAGACGCGGGCCGGCGCTGCCGCGCCGGAAGACAGGGAACCCGAGGGGGCGGACCGCCCGGCGCCGTCGCGGTCCTCTAAATTTTCATGGCCCGCGAATCCTAAGACCTTTGACTTTCCGACACCTTTGGTGTTGTTCAAAACTTACAATCCTCATCTTAAGCCCTACGAATGGCAGCAAGAGGAACAGCATCGCATGGGCGGTGATTTGAATTTGGAAGGCCTGCCGCGCAGCGAGTGGCAGGATCCGACGAAAGAGAATCCGTTCATTTACAATCTGGTGGCGGCCAACTCTTCGGGTAAGGATACTTACATCATTACGCCGACAGTAGTTTGGTTCATGATGCGCTACCTGCGTTCGCGCGTAGTCATCACGTCGGAGTCGCACATCCAGCTTAAGGAGCACACCTTTAAGCCTATCTCAACTCTGTGTGAAACAATCAATGCGTTGCACGAGGATGATGTATTCGACATAAAAGAATTCTCAATCAAGTGCAATTACACGGGCAGTGAATTGCGGGCATTCTGTACGGACGAGCCGTCAAAGGTTGAAGGCTATCACCCATTCTATGAAGTCCCTGAATCGAAGATGATGGTGGTAATCGGTGAAGCTAAGTCTATTAAAGATACGCTGTACGAAGCTTTCTCGCGCTTCTATGGTTACTCTCATTGGTTGCAGGTATCATCTCCCGGTGCGCGGTGCGGTCAGTTCTACAAGTCTGTAGAGCGTTCTTCGTTTACCAAATGCGAACTGGGCACTCCTTTCGCGCGCCGTGTCACTGCGTTTGAATGTCCCAACATTTCGCCCGCGGCGATCGAGCAAACTAGGCTGAACCACGGCGAGAACTCTGCGCCCTATCGCACAGGCATTTTGGCGGAGTTCTACGAATCCGCAGAAGAGGTCATCATTCCGGGTGAGAGATTGGATTACATTCCGCCGCCGGCGAAAACAATGGGGCAGCGCCCGGCTGGCGGGCTCGACGTTGGATTGGGCATTGATCTATCCGAGTTCTGGATTGTTCATGGCAATGAGCCCTTGTACCACGCAGTCATTACTACATCTTCTCCTAACAAGTTGCACGCTTGGATTGTCAAGCAACTCTTGATCGGCAAGTCAAATTTCAAGGCCGCGTACGAAGATGTCTCAGGTGATATGGGCGGAATCGGTGCGCCAATCTTGCGGCGCGTGCAAGAAGCTGGCTATCCTATACGCGGAGTTAACAACCAATCGGCGGCTTTCAACAAAGATAATTACGCGAACATAGGCGCTGAAATGTACTTCCGAGTTGGCCGAATGATTGAGCTAGGTAAAATTATTCCGCCGCACAAATTTGAATGCTACGATCGCTGGAAGAAACAAATTACCACGCGTAAGTTCTTCACCAATGAAAAGCAGAAGCTTCAACTGGAAGCCAAACCTAAGGCGAAAGGTCGCCTAGGATTTTCACCGGACTGCGCCGACGCTTACGTTTTGGCTTACTCTATCTACGATCTTTCCGAAATGCTCGCCGAAAACAATGTAAGCGAGGGCTCAAAGGAGGAACGTATGGCGCACTTCGTGCAAGATTACGAGAATCGAGCTTTCGATAATTACAAAGAGTCCGAACACTTTGATCCGATGGTCGAGCGCAAACTAACAGTTAGCGGATTTTACAACCTGATTTACAAATGATTGCTGAACTTAAGTCCATGCTTGAAGGTCTCAACACCGAAGAGCTGAAAGAAGTAAACGAAATCGTCACGGATTTAATCGCCATCGACGACGAGCGAGAAGTTTCCGATGACGAAATTACGGAAACCAAAGCACCCGGAGATGAGATGATTCCGTTCGAAACAGAGGAAGACTAATGAATCTACTCCACAAGTCAACTTTCCAGACAGAGTTCAACAAGCTGCACGCCGATCACACGACTTTCGTAAGCTTGGTTGAAAGCAATCGCCGCGTGCGCAAGAACGACATTGATGTCGAAGCAATGCGCAAGTCTGGCAAACTGCAGCCGGGTCAGACTTTCGTGGGCGTGCGAGTTATTGATCAGAACATCTCGCGCGAAGTACCCACTTACTTGCAGTTCATTTCAGGTTCGCGCCGCATGGGGCTTTTTCAGCCTGTAGTGAAATCTGATCTCCCTGTTGATATTCTGGAAGAAGCTGTCACGACAGTTCTTAAGTATCCAGATTGGGAAGTTGACTACATCCGGTGGGTCGACGGCGGTTTGCTGCACGGTGCCGACTTTGTGGAAGTCGTATACGATACCACGAAACCCGGGCACGTTGCGGTAAATCACATCGGCGCCGACAATTTGCTCTACTCGCGAAATGGCGAATCAATTGAGCAGTCACCCATCGTGGCGCGCGCATACTCAATGTCGATCGTGGACATTGATGGCTATGTTGCTGCGCAGACGTTTACTGAGATTGAAGCTATCGAGGCGCTCAAAGCTCACCTCGCGTCTATGTGCAGCGGCGGGTCGGCGGCGTTCGCCACCATCCATCACTGCTTGTTCAAGGTTGCAGGAGTTGTCCAAGCGGTGTGGTATTCAAAGGATGTCAA